ATCGGAAATCTTTCGAGACCGCGTTGACATCATCACTGGCGGTTACCCCTGTCAGCCTTTCTCAGCAGCGGGAAAGCGACTCGGAGAAGATGACCCCAGACACCTCTGGCCGTACATCAGAAAGCACGTTGAAACAATTAGACCTGTTCAGTGCTTCTTTGAAAATGTCGAAGGCCACATCTCGCTTGGACTCTCCACAGTCCTCAGCGATCTGGAAGAAGATGGTTATCGAAGCGCGTGGGGAATATTCTCAGCGCGTGAAGTCGGCGCTCCTCACCAAAGAAAAAGAGTCTACATCATGGGCGACTCCGAGAGCAACAGACTCAGCCGGTGGGCCAAGGACTCTGAACGAGAAGGGTCAAAGAATCTCGGTGAGCGATCCGACCAAGACTTACGGAGCCAATCTCAGCGATCAGGTCAGGCATTGGCCGACTCCAAGGGCAAACAAAACAACATCAGAAAACCCAGAAACATGGCTGAAACGTCAAGCAGAGGGAAGTGTGGCAACGCCACCGTTGACTTTGGCGGCTCAAATGGGGACTCCAGATTTTCGACAGTGGCCGACAGCGGAGGCGAAAGAAGAATCGAAGCCTCGTGGCCAACTGAACCCAGAGTGGGTAGAGTGGTTGATGGGTGTGCCAACAGGGTGGACAGAATTAGGCTCTTGGGAAATGCAGTAGTCCCACAGACAGCCGCAAAAGCATATTCAGTTTTAAATGAGAGGGTGCTATAATGAGATGTATATCATGTGATAAACTATTGACAGACTTTGAATCTACTAGGAGGTCACTCCAAAGCAATGACTTTATTGAACTGTGTAATGATTGTTTCTACTACGCATCAGATGATATTGCAACGCTTTCTAGAGAAGACTTGAGAAGTGAACACGATAATTTCATAGGAGAACAAGAGTATGAGCAAGATTGGCAACTGGGTCTTAGAGACTGAAGAAAGAAAAGCAGAATTACGACACACTAACCCTTATGACAGACACAGCAACACAGGCAACACAACGAGGCAATACTATGTTGATTACGCTGGATATAGAAACAAACACCAGCCACGACAAAATCTGGGTAGTGGTGACGCAGGACGTAGACACTGGCGAGGTGCTAGAGCATTATAGTGGGACAACACTAGCCCCTCTAGTAAGCAAGGCTACAGGCGTTATAGGACACAATCTCATAGGCTTTGATGCGCCAGTGCTTTACAACGTGTGGAATCTAACCATACCCACAGGAAAGCAACGCGACACTCTTGCAATGTCTAGACTCTGGAATCCTTCTTTAGAGGGTGGTCATAGCCTGGATTCATGGGGGCAACGCTTTGGCGATCCTAAGATAGACTTCCACGATTATGACGGTGGACTGTCTGACGAGATGGTAGAGTATTGTAAGCAAGATGTAGCACTAACAACCAAGCTATTCAAACATTTAACCGACACACTAAAGCGTGAGGAGTTTTCACAACAATGCGTAGATTTAGAAGAGAAGGTCGCTATCATTACGGCTCAACAGGAACAGAACGGATTTCAGCTAGACGTAGAACAAGCAACCTTGCTCTGGGTAGACCTGTGTCACAAGATGAAACAGATAACAGAGAGTCTACAGAAAGTGTTTCCACCAATAGTGGAGGAGCGTTGGAGCGAGAAGACAGGGAAGCAACTGAAGGACAAGGTGACTGAGTTTAACGTAGGCTCTCGTAAGCAAATAGCAGAGCGTCTACAAGGCGTGGGCGTGAAGTTTAAACAGAAGACAGAGAAGGGTTCTATAATTGTCAATGAGAAAGTCTTAGAAGGTATCGACATACCAGAAGCTAAGATGATCCATGAGTACCTGCTACTACAGAAGCGTACAGCACAAATAGATTCCTGGTTGGGCTTTGTTAAGGACGGTAGGGTTCACGGTAGAGTGATTACCAACGGTGCTGTAACAGGCCGTATGACGCACCATAGCCCTAACATGGCTCAAGTACCAAGCGTAGGCGCACCGTATGGAACAGAGTGTAGATCGTTCTGGTGTGTGCCAGAGGGTCACAAGCTAGTCGGTATAGATGCCAGTGGCTTAGAACTACGTATGCTCGCACACTACATGCGTGATGATAACTACACCAACGAGATACTTAGTGGTGACATCCACACTGCTAACATGAAAGCGGCAGGGCTTACTGACCGTAGTCAGGCTAAGACATTCATATACGCCTTCTTGTATGGTGCTGGTGCGGCTAAGATAGGTCAGATAGTAGGCGGTGGATACAAAGAAGGCCAACAACTAATTGACTCGTTCCTACGCAATACACCAGCGTTAGCTAGGTTACGAGAGCGTGTAGCTAAGTTCTCTGCTGGTGGTACGCTACCTAGCTTAGACGGCAGACGATTACGTGTCAGAAGCGAACATGCAGCACTTAACACACTGCTACAAGGTGCTGGCGCTGTTGTGATGAAGCAAGCACTGGTGTTGCTTATACAGCGTCTATCGACATACGACATACCACACAAACTTGTAGCAAATGTACACGATGAATTTCAGATAGAAGTACCAGAGAATTTTGCCAGTGTTGTAGGCAAAGCGGCAGTAAGAGCCATTAGAGATGCAGGAACGGAACTAAACCTGCGTTGCCCTCTCGATGGTGAATATAAAATAGGAAATAACTGGGCAGAAACACATTAATGTGCTATACTAATCGTAGATCAGTTGTGATCTAAAACAACCAAAAGGTAATTATTATGACAGAAGCAAAACCAGTAACAATCAATGCAGACATCATGTGGGCAAGCCTGAACGAGCCTAACCGCATGTCTGGTAAGTTCCAAGTAGACCTGACTCAGCTATCTAAAGCGGCTATGGAAGCTCTTGAGATGATGGGACTCAGTGTGCGCAACAAGGACGGACAAGGTGACTTTATCACTGCTAAGTCTAACAATCCTATCCGCGCCTATGACACTGACGGTAACGAGATCAAAGGTATACTAATTGGCAACGGCTCTAAAGCCAAAGCTGTGATAGGCTACTACGACTGGAAGTCACCCGCTGGTCAAGCTGGCCGTAGCCCTTCTCTAATGAAGCTAGTAGTCACTGACCTCATTGCCTATAACGGTGGTGCTGAAGTAACTGAAGTGGCTCTGGACGAAGCATTGTGATTTTAATTGATGCAGACATTCTAGTCTATCGCATAGGTTGGTCATGTAACAACGAATCAGAGAAAACTGCCGTCAGCACTATTGACGGCTTTATCTCTGACATCCTGTTGCAACTCAACGTAGACAAAGAAACAGACTATTATGTTCTGTATCTCACCGGCAAAGGAAACTTCCGCAAGGAATATGCCGTCACTGCTGAGTACAAAGGAAACCGCAAGGATAAGGAAAAGCCAGTACACATCCAAGCACTGCGCCAACACCTTATCGACAAGTGGGCTGCTGTAGTTACTGAAGGAGAAGAGGCAGACGATGCCATAGCTATAGCAGGAACTACACACGGTGATAAAGCCATCATGGTCTCTTTAGACAAGGACTTTGACCAGATCCCAGGTTGGCACTATAACTTTGTTAAACAACGCAAGTATTATGTTAAGCCAGAGGAAGGCTTACGCTTTTTCTACCGCCAGATACTAATGGGTGACAGGATTGATAACATCATAGGCATCCACGGTATTGGCGAGAAGAAGTCAGAGAAGATTCTAAAGGACTGCGTTACTGAGCAGGAACTCTACGACAAGTGTGTAGAGATGTACGAAGGTGACGAAGACAGAGTGATAGAGAATGGTAGGATGCTCTGGCTACGTAGGTACGAAGGTGAGATATGGAGCTTCAATGAAACCACGGAATAACGGAAGATGGACAGAAGCACGGTTTCGTTCCTTTATCGTTTCTGCACTCCGACAGGCACATGCCAAATGGGGTGTTAAACACGATGTTAAATCAGCGGCTAGGGTAGCCAGAGGGTTGTATAAGTGTGCCAAGTGTGGCAAAGGCTCTTCAGCTACCCTACCACCGCTAGAAGGAAAGAAGCGTAGACGCAACAACGCAGCAGTAGACCACATAGATCCAGTAGTAGACCCAGCAGTAGGATTTATAGATTGGAACACCTACATAGACAGAATGTTCATCGAAGCTGAAGGGTATCAAGTACTGTGTCACAAGTGTCACACTGCTAAGACTAATGCAGAACGCAAGAGGCGAAAAAAATGACTAAGCATCTAGTAATACCAGACACACAGGTAAAACCAGAGCATTCTATTAAGCACTTACGATGGGCTGGTAAGTACGCAGCAGAGAAGAAACCAGACGTTATCATCCACATTGGCGATCACTGGGATATGCCTAGTCTAAGTAGCTATGACGTAGGTAAGCGTAGCTTTGAAGGTAGACGCTACACCAAAGACATTGACGCTGGTATAGCAGGCATGGAAGCCTTCCTAGAGCCTATCAGGGCAGAGCAGAACCGCCTGAAGCGCAACAAGGATAAGCAATGGCGACCACGCATGGTGTTCACTCTAGGCAACCACGAGAACCGTATTGAACGTGCTATAGAGTCTGATCCAAAGATAGACGGTTTAATCAGCTACAAGGATTTTCAGTTAGAAGAGATGGGCTGGGAAGTTTATCCATTCCTACAACCTGTCATCATTGACGACATAGCCTACTGCCACTACTTCACCAGTGGCGTGATGGGTAGACCTGTAAGCAGTGCTAAACTAATGTTGGCTAAGAAGTACATGTCGTGTATAATGGGTCACGTACAAGACAGAGACATTGCCTATGCACGTAAAGCAGACGGTACAAACATCATAGGCTTGTTCTCAGGAATCTACTATCAACACGATGAAGACTACCTAACACCACAAACTAATGGAAGCTGGTCAGGTATTTGGCTGTTGAACGAAGTAGCTAACGGTGGCTGTGACGAACTCCCAGTCAGCATAAACTATTTACGAGAGAAGTACGGAGACTGAAATGGCTCTCACCTATTACGATTTACTAGAGAAGATAGCGATGCTAGACGAGCTAACAATCATAGAGATATTAGACATAGACTCAGAAGATTTAGTAGCTAAGTTCAGTGATCGCATCAACGATAGACTAGATGAATTAGCAAAGGAATTTTAACATGACTGAACTAAAATCAACAGGGCTATTAAAAAGATACCAAGGCGAGGATAAAGAAGGTCATTATTATTGTAACGATCCTCACTCTCCTTACTTCGGTGAATTAAACTGTATGATACCGTTTCTTGAAGAAGAAGAAGAGCAGGAGGATAAAGCATGAGACTCAATGACGCAACACCTGGTATGTGGGACAAGGCAACCCAGAAGTACGGAAAAGTAGCAGAGAAAACAGGATTAGAGCCTTGGGCTACTATGGCAGAGGAAGAAGCAGTAGAAGATGTAGTCAACAACCCTGACCACTACAACACAGGTAGCATAGAGTGTATTGATGCTATACAGGAGTCCATGTCTTCAGTGGCATTCAAAGGCTACCTCAAGGGCAACTGCATGAAGTACCTGTGGCGTTATGATTACAAAGGAAAGCAGGTGCAGGACTTACAGAAAGCTGGATGGTACTTAGCACGGCTGACACAAGTGGTGGTGTTTGAGAATGAGGAGACTGACTGATGGCGTTTAACAAAGCAACTTGGAAAATAGTTAGTGTGTCAAATTCGATACAAGAGTTAGCGTGGTTACTTGGAGATGATGTAGGTTACGAGGATGTTCTTAAATCTCTTCAGGTCTCTGGTCTTATTTCCCAAAAACTAGCACTTGACGTAGAAGACAATGACTTTTTTGTAAGGCTTAATTACGGTGATGAAGAGGACGATTACAACGAGGAAGAACACTTAGGTTGTCAGAACTTTCCTGTTTGCGATATGGAAGGTTGCGGAGGAGGTAAATAATGCAAGGCTTTGATGAAGCATTTAAATTTGAACAAGAGGAATTATAATGGATCAGTATCAACAGTTTATACACAAGAGCCGCTACGCACGTTGGCTACCAGAGGAGAAGCGTAGGGAAACTTGGGCTGAGACAGTAACTCGTTATGTTGGATTCTGGGTTGACCGTGGACAGCTAGATAATAAGACTAGCGATAAGATGTGGCATGCTATACATAACCTAGAAGTAATGCCTAGTATGCGTTGTATGATGACAGCGGGTGAAGCACTAGACAAAGACAACGTAGCTGGGTTCAACTGTAGCTACCTGGCCATTGACTCACCCCGTAGCTTTGACGAACTGATGTATGTCTTGATGTGTGGTACAGGTGTAGGGTTCAGTGTAGAGCGTAACTTCATCACTAAGTTACCAGTAATTGCTGAGTCTTTCCATAAGACAGAGAGCGTTATTGTTGTTAGTGATAGTAAGATTGGATGGGCATCAGCATTCCGTGAGTTAATCGCTATGCTGTACGCTGGGAAGATACCTGAGTGGGACATAAGCAGAATACGTCCATCAGGTGCTAGACTAAAAACCTTTGGTGGTAGAGCGTCAGGGCCAGAGCCTTTGGTTGATCTCTTTAACTTCTGCGTAGAGATATTTCAGAAAGCTAAAGGACGTAAGCTGACCAGCATTGAGTGTCATGATGTTGTCTGTAAGATTGCTGACATTGTAGTAGTCGGTGGTGTGCGTAGATCAGCCCTGATTAGCCTGTCTAACCTGTCAGATCAACGTATGGCTAGAGCCAAGGCTGGTGACTGGTGGCGCAACGAGGGGCATCGTAGGCTTGCTAACAACAGCGTAGCGTACACAGAGAAGCCTGACTTTGAGTCTTTCCTGTCAGAGATGCAGACGATGTACGAGAGCAAGGCTGGTGAGCGTGGTATCTTTAGCCGTGTAGCAGCACAGAAGATTGCAGGACGCAACGGTAGGCGTGACCCTGAGCAGGACTTTGGGACTAACCCATGCTCTGAGATTATCCTACGTAGCAATCAGTTCTGTAACCTGTCAGAGATTGTTGTGCGTGAGAACGACACACTAGATACGCTTAAAGAGAAGGCAGAGATAGCCTCTATCATTGGAACACTACAGGCTACCTTGACTGACTTCCGTTACCTACGTAACTGCTGGAAGCGTAACACTGAGGAAGAGGCACTACTGGGCGTTAGTATGACAGGTATTATGGATCACTACCTGTTGAGCAAGGGCGAGTCTAAAGACTTGAGCAAGTGGTTAGAGGAAGTACGGGATGTCTGTGTGGCAACGAACAAGAAGTGGTCGGAGAAACTTGGTATTAAGCAGTCTGCGGCTATTACATGCGTTAAGCCAAGCGGTACTGTTTCTCAGCTTGTTGACTCTGCTTCCGGCATACATCCTAGGTTTTCTAAGCATTACATTCGGAGAGTACGTTCGGACAAAAAAGATCCACTTGCAGTCTTCATGGAGTCAAAAGGATTCCCAGTAGAGCAGGACGTTATGTCACCCACATCATCTGTGTTTAGCTTCCCTGTGAAAGCACCTAAGAAGTCTGTGACTGTCAGTGAAGTAGGTGCAATGCAACAGCTAGAACTTTGGAAAGCATACCAGAACCATTGGTGCGAACATAAACCAAGTATCACAGTTTATTATACAGACAGTGAATTCTTGCAGATAGCGCAATGGATATGGGATAACTTTGATCTGTGTAGTGGTATTAGTTTGTTGCCGTATAGCGATCATGTATATCAGCAAGCTCCGTATGAAGAGATTGATGAAGCCAAGTACAAAGAGTTACTATCTACTGTACCTGATGTGAACTGGGAAGGGCTGGGTGAGTTTGAAGAGGAAGACAACACCACAGGTAGCCAGGAATTAGCATGTGTAGGAGGTGCGTGTGAGATAGTGTAGATTGTAGGTACAAAAAAGCCCTGTGTAGATGACTGCACAGGGCTTTTTTTGTTACTCTGGTACTTGACTAAAGAAAGCTCCTAAACCTAATCCTACTTTTTGACCTGTTAATAACTGCTGTAGCCTTTCGTCAAATCCTTTAGGCAAAACCACTCCTTTATTTTCGGCAGCTTTAGCTGTTTTAATCATGTTTATTACTTTTTCTATGTTTTTTGGTGCTATTTCTCTAGAAGCTAAAAAAGAAGGTATAAAACCTTTCAACAATATTCCCACTTTAGGGTTTCTAACAGCACTAAACTCACCCTGCGCCACGGCTAACTGAAAACCAGATCCTCCAGACTGTACACGCTCTAAAATAGATAGCTCGTCAAACAACGTATCTAGTTGTTTTTGTGCTACTGTTCCTTTAAACAACTCGTCAAAAGTTTCTTTAAACTTTGGCTCTGCTAGTTTTTTTCTTAGTTGCTGAAAAGACTGGATAGAACTGTCTGGCCCTACCTTTAAAACTTGTGCTAAAAACCCCTTTCTGATCCCTTCCATTGGGTCTGCGTCTAAACCTTTTACCTTACTATCTTTTGGCAATTTAGTTTTGTACTGAGTAGCTAGTTTTTTAAGTTCCTTTACTTCTTTAATGCCGTATGTGAGTCCATCAGCAGTCAACATAGCTCCTATTTGAACAGGGTCATTTACTTCCAAAGCCTTTTTTAAATATGTACTAGTAACAACATTTTTACCTTTATTGTACATGTCTGTTACTTCGTCATACTGCTTTTTCAAAGCAGGGCTTAGTGTACCAGCGGCCTCGTCCATTGCTTCTTTAAGCATGTCTGCTGTAGCGGCTAATACTTCTATTCTGTCTGGGTCTTGTTCAGTAGAACGTATTGCTTTATTAAGACGCGCTTTTACTTTGGAAAGTCGTTTATGTGCTTCAAAAAAAGATAAATCATCTGGTATTGTTTCAAGATAATTAACCGCTGTTTTAGTAGCACTGGTTGGGTATTCTACTAAGGAGCTTTCTATAAGCTTCCCTTTGTCAGTGTATTTTGGTTTAGCGCGAAAGTCTTTTTTAAAGCTATTTGCAAGAGATGTAGCATCTTCTGAAGACCGTACAGTAACTTTTTTTCCTAGCGCGTCTATGTTTTTATACAGAGGGTCTACTATTTCTCTCAAGGCTTGGTCTGTTTGTGTTATTAAGGCTTGTAAAACCTCTCCTTGTTTTGTAGGCCCAGCAGCTTTAAAACTTAGCAACAGTTGTTCTGCTTGTTCTCCCATGTACTTGCCATAAGAATCTAAGTAGTTCTTGACCGTTCCTTTAGTTACTTGAGAAACTTTAGCAATGTTCGTCAAAATCTCAGCTTTCTTACTGTCGCTGACCATAGAAGGCAATAAACTAGCGTTATAAGTTTTTAGTTTTTCCTGTAAGTCCACTATAACTTGTTTTTGTTTTTCAGTAAGGAGAGTCTTATCTTTCAAACCTTTTCTAGTTGCTTTAACACCAACACCTACTGCGGGAAAAGCTACACCAAAAACAGTGCTAAAAAGCGCCTCTGTTTGTGCAGCGTCCATTGCTTCTTGAATAGCTAAATCAGGATTGAATTCCCTACCTTCTATTAAAGCTTCAGCGCCTTCTCCTGCAAGCCTACTACCATAGACAGCAGCAGTAGTTGCTGTAACACCAGCCCCTAAACCACCAACAAAAGCTCCTGGAGGGCCAAATACAGAACCAACAGCCGCTCCTTTTGTTGTAGCAGGGCCAGCAACAGCAAGTGCAGACCCAATTTCTAATACAGGCGAAATCCAATCTGCCCAAGTTTCTGGGTCTTCTGGTTCAGGATCAACTACGTCTAACAACTGACTAGCCCTAACAGCTTCTATTTCTGGGTTAAAACCCTCATTAAGTTGGTCAAGCATAGCCTGATCTGTTACTAAAGTCATGCCACCTGTACTGCTTGCGGTTGGAGATTGTCCTACAGAATTTAACTCTAGGAGCATGTCAGGGTCTACTACTTCTCGAAAAGACATTATTTAGTTTCCTTAACTTTTACACCTGTGAAAAACCAGCCTTGTGTTTCTGGATCACGCAACACAAACTCGCCATTAAGCACGCTAAGAGGGTTATTAGGTTTGTCTTCTGTTTTTAGATAACTAGCATACTCTTTAGAGTTGAAATCTACGTTTGAAGACACTCCCATCAAACTTCTTTTAAAGTTATCGTAATGTTCTCTAACTAAATCTATTTGCTCGTTAAACGCCTTTACACCTAACTGGGGATCAAGGGCTGTAACAGCAGAAATTAAAAGACCTATTTCTAAATTACTAACACTACCTAAAGCTCCACCAGTAGGTGAGTTTTTTCTCATTTCTTGTAACTCGTCAAAACCTAGATTGGCTTGTAAGCTTTTAATAATTTTTGCTAATGCTCTTGAATCAGTGCCAAAAGGCAAACGAGAAAGAACAGCATATTCTCCTGTCCTAGAAGAAGCGCCAGCACCGCCAAATCCGCCTTCTCCTTTAGCAAGTTCTTTTGCTTTTGTGGTTTTAGCTAATATCTGATCTAAAGCAAATAGTTCGTTCTGCGTCTGCTGCATCTTTTTCAGCAATAACTGAGCAGATTCTGGCGTGTCTACGGCTTCCCCTCTAGTACCGTTTGTCAGATTATTAACTCTATATTTACCATTCTCTAATGATTCAATTTCTAACTGAGGCAAACCAGTAACGCCTAGTTCTCTAATAACAGCCCCTGTTTTTTTATTAATTACAGAGGTGCTTGTGTAACCAGTAATAGGGTCTGTTCTCTCAATCGTGTCTGTTTCGACATTATTAGAATCCCACCAATCTCCATAAGACATTGTAGGCAATCCAGCCGCATCGTTAGATGCTTTTAATTCGTCCCATATTTTTTTATCTGGTGATCTATTGTCTGCTATTTTATCTCTATCTAACCATTTACCGAAAACTGGAGTAGTTAGCCCTACCGCATCATTAGCTGCTTTGACTGCTTCGTATAATTTTTGTTCGTTAGTCAGTTCAGCAACTCTTGGAGGAACGTCTATAAATCTTTTTTCAAGTGCGTCATATAGTCTACCATCAACAGTAATTAAATTATCTTTAGGCTTTGCAGAGCCTTGTGGCCCAGAAATAAATACAGAGTCCACTGTGTCAAATATATTACTACCTACAACTTTATAACGCTCTTTGTCCGACAATTCAGGCAAAAAATCTTTCATATTCTCAGGTGTAAGTTTTCCTGATAAAGCCAAGGGAGCTAGTGTAGGGTCTATTTTACGAATATAATCTGCAAATCCTTCCTTTGCTTGTTGCTCTTTCAACAAAGTAGATTGCTTTGTGGCTTCTGCTTTTTCTTTCTCAGCCCTAACCCTACCTTGCTGTGCAAACTGCGCCACCATAGCAGCTTCTTTTTCTGGAGCATACTTACGTACAATCTCAAGAATCTTAGGCTGGTGTGCTGGGTTGTTAATATCTAAGCCCTGCATAGATGCTCTAGCCACTTCTTGGTTAGTGCGCGTATCAGCGCCTGTCATAGCGCCTATGCCTCTACGTAGCCCTGTACCTGCTGACTGTGCCAGTCTCATTGAA